TGGCATGGACCTTGGAGGTGGGCAGGGATTTTTCACGCCGAAAGAAGGTCGCAACGTCATCCGCATCCTTCCAGCAGTTGGCGCCATGGAGTACTTCTTCCAGGAGGTTGGCACTCACTACAACCTGCCTGACAGTGCTACAGAGAAGTGCCCCAGTTTCACGACCAATGGTGCCTATACCTGCCCCATATGTGAATTGGTGGAGGAGTTGTACAAGGCTGGCAAATCCTATCGCGACTTGGCTGGCAAGCTGCGCGTGCGACGGCAGTTTTGGATGAATGTTGTCGTGCGTGAGGCAGGCGACCGACAGGGTGAGACTGGTAATGGACCGCTCATTTACACCCCAGGCACCTCTGTGTTCAAGTCAGTCCAGACGCTGGTTGGGGATCCAGACTATGGGGATATCTCCGATGTAGATGATGGTATAGACTTGACTGTAGACCGCAAGGGACAGGGGCTGGATACCGAGTACGAAGTGCTGTCTCGCAAGCACTCATTCGCACTGTCCCCTGATGCCGAGAAGGTTGATGAGTGGTTGCAAGAAGCTAAGGACCTCACACCTGTTATGCTAGGTGATGACCCAAGTGAGGACATCACTGTCAAGGGTGATGCTGTCGTAGTGTTGATGCCCTACGACCGGATCCTGGAGAAGTACGGTCTTGGCCCAGGAGCGGATGTGGAGGAGTTGGCTCAGGAAGAGGAGCAGCCATCCGTCCCAGCCAGTAACAAGCGGCGTGGGAATGCTGCGCCAACGCGATCGGCAAGGTCAGCAGCCAAGGAGGAAGAGACCGTACAGGACGAGGTAGGATCCGACATTCGCAGCCGTTTGAAGATGCGGCAGCAGCAGAAACGGTAGCACGCAAGTCATATAAGGGATGGCTCATAGTGGAGCCATCCCGAGGTATATCTCCGTGGTGATCAACATTCGTGGCACGTCTGGATCTGGTAAGTCTTACATCGTGCGCCAGTTGCTTGAGGCCTGCGGGATGGGTGTATCCTCTTATGAGGTAAAACACCATGGCAAGACCTTAGCAACTGGTGTAGTCTTACCTAGTGGTGTTCCTATGTTTGCTATCGGGTCTTACGTCAATGTATGCGGAGGTTGCGACACTATTACCAATCAGGACTGGATATGTAGCACGGTGCGCTATTTTAGCCAGTTCGGACATGTTGTGTTTGAGGGCTTGATAGTAAGCCACCTATGGACACGCTATAGAGAGTTGACGCGCGAGATCAATGGATTTGGGCTACAATACAAGTGGCTATTCCTTGATACACCTCTTGAGGCGTGCATAGAGAACGTTCTCAAGCGACGTGAGGAACGTGGCACAAAGAGTGAGTTCAATACGCAAAACACCGAGGATAAATGGTACGCCATACAGAAAGTACGGCAGCGGGCTATTGACGCTAGTTTTGATGTAGAGGATATAAGTTACGCCTGTTATGAGGTGAGTGACCTGACCAGCTTGTTCGATCAGGCCAATGACTTCTTGACCATCGACCAATGCTATCGAGTAGACAAATACAGGCCATCAGATGCGAACAAGGAGTGATTGATGCAGCAAGTCGAGGAATTATCACTGGAAGTCAGCAATAAGTGCTTGGTGCGGTGCATACACTGCTCAAGTGGTTCGGCATCGACAGCCTTGCGGAACGAGTTGACGCCAGAAGAGCACTGGCGGCTGATGGAGGAGGCGCGGGCGCTTGGCGCTACGACGCTTAGTCTAAGTGGTGGAGATCCTATCCTGTTGGGTCCTCTTGCGATTGATTATATAGAGCATGCTCTTGATTTGGGATTCTCTGATGTGCTGTTCTATTCTACTGGCATATGGGATATAGACTACAGTGTGGTGGATGGCAAGGTAATCAACACAGATAGCGCGTACTTTGATTGCTACCATCAAGGTATACGGGGATTGAGGAGTTGGGGATATACCAGAAGCATGAGGGATCTGGCTCCCAGAGGGTTGACGTTTATCTTCAGTTTGCATAGTCACAGGCCAGTTGTGAATGATTACATTATGAACGTGGCCGGTGCTTGGCATGCTATTACTGAGGGTATTCGGACGGCAGTAGCTTATGGCATCCGTGTCAACGTTCATTTTGTGCCTATGCTACCGAATTACGCGCACCTGTCTGCCGTGCGGGATTTGTGCGAAGGACTTGGCGTCAGCAAAATGTCTGTCCTACGGTTTGTGCCTCAGACGCGTGGGTATGTTCATCGGTCCGTCCTCAACCTTTCTCCACTAGAGTTTAGCAAGTTGCAGGATATAATGGACTATGAAGCGACAGATCCTGCGCGTAAGGAGATGCAGTGTGCCCTGCGGTTTGGGTGCCCAGTAGATTTCAGGCACGCAGCAGTAGGAACCAGCCAGAACCTTGCCAAGTTAGGAAAGGCTAAGGCATGTCATGCGGGTCAGGATCTGATCCTGGTTAGACCGGATGGCACCGTGCACCCTTGTGCAGCTTGGAAAAGCCTTACTGCTGACTCGAATGTTCGAGAGCATTCCCTGGAGTGGATATGGGAGAACAGCCAGGTTTTCAATGCCATACGTCAGTTCACAGCCGTAGATTACGAGAATATAGAAGGGCGGTGTGCCAACTGCGTGTGGTTAAATACTTGTAAGGGTGGGTGCCCAGCACAAAAGTTACATGCGCACGAGAAAAGTCTACAGGATATTTACCACCCAACCCCAGATCCATTATGCCCTAGGATGATAAAACCAACAGACAAGAAGTTGCAAAACCAAGGAGAAGCAGAATGAGTGGCCTAATGTTTGCAGTTATGCTAGAAAAGATCGGAGAGGAAAGAAGGTTCGTGGCTGATGAAGAGGGTTTGACGCCATTATTTATGACACTGCCTGGCGCAGAGGCTAATGTCAAGGAAGTGTTTGCTCATGATGAAGATCTCCAGTCTGGGGATCTACTTTATGTTGTCAGTGTCTTTCCAGACAAATCTGATTACGCAAGGTTGGACAACGGGCGTAGTGAGATAGGAGCAGACCATGGCACTCCTGAAGTCCGGTCAACCATACGCAAATATAGCATCGCAGTTCAGCAGCCATTACAGGTATACAATCACAACATCGCAAAGCCTAAGAGGTTCTTGACATCCATACCTACAGGGGTGCAATACTTCGCAGATGTTGCTATGGAAGAGATTGCCAATGCCTGACCGTAACAAGTTGAATGAGGCAGCAGTGTCCGGCCTAATCAAAGGTATGGATAAGACAAAAGACGATGATGACGAGGGTTGTAGTGTGGCAACCTTGTCTAATCCTTCCTCTCTGTGTGTGGTAAAGGAGTGGATACCTAGTGGTTGCTTCCCATTGGACCTTATTATGGGCGGTGGGTTTCCTGTTGGGCGCATTACAGAGATCTACGGGGAGAACTCTACAGGGAAATCTTTGCTGGCAACCCACGCTATTATACAAGGTCAGGCGCTTGGCGCTCTGACAGTGTTTGCTGATGTCGAATCGTCAGTCAGCAAGCCGTTGATGGAGAAGTTGGGCGTAGATGTTAGCACGCTGATATACTTTACGCCAGATACCGTTAATCAGTTGTTTGAGGTGTGGCTAGACCTTATAGAACGCAAGGATAAGGAGCTGGGCAAAGACTATCCAATGGTGTTCGTGTGGGATAGCGTTGCAGCCACTACCACGCGGGCGGAGATGGAAGAGGAAGACCTGGATAAGAAAATGTATGCCTCCGCTGCACCACAGATCAGTCGCGCAATGCGCACTATGGCACGCAAGATTGCCCGTAGCAGTGTATGTGCTATCTTCACTAACCAGGTGCGTGATAATATTGGGGTGATGTTTGGTGAGAAGATTACTACATATGGTGGTAAAGCCATACGCTTCCATGCCAGCGTGCGTATTGAGTTGAAGACCAACCAGACTATCAAGGATGGGGACAAGAAGGACTCTCGCAAGATTGGCATATGGGTGGATGCTTGTACCAGCAAGAACAGACTAGCTCCGCCATTCCAGTCTGTGAAAGTGCCTATTTATTTTGGGTATGGCATAGATGATTGGGAGGCCACTCTTACCTTCGCCAAGGAATTGGAAGTTGTAACTGGTGGCGAGGGTGGGCGCTACAAGTTCCCATTAGAGAGTGGTGAGGATTTATCTTTTACTAAGAAGACCTGGTATGATCTACAGGCCGAGCACGGGGATCGGTTACGAGAATTGATTGCCAAGACTTATGCGGAGGGATTATGATCAACAATGCAATGGCACCTTGGGCTCTTCAGGACGGAGATGGCGAGGCATTTAAGGTAGTTGAGGCAAAATACGGGCAGACATATGAATTTCGGGAGAGGGATGAAGAGCATTATGTGGTCGAGTTAATAATAGTGCCAGGATTAGAGGAATTGCATCCAAAACCTGCTACAGATATGGAACCTCCTACCATAGAGAAAGTCCTGTTTCGCAACCACACGCAGGAGTGCAAGTGGCTGGTCAATGCCTTGAACGAAATGGCAAGGGAACGTGACGTATTGTTGCGCATCATCCGGCATCAAGAGATAGTAGCATATGGGGAGGGGATGAGCATATGACAAAGGTATTCTTGGGTGGCACTTGTAATGGTTCTACTTGGCGCGAGGAACTGATTCCTATGATAAAGATAGACCACTACAATCCAGTTGTTCCGGATTGGACGCCTGAGTGCCAGGCAGGGGAAATAAGGCAGCGCCAGGAGTGTGATTTTTGCTTGTATGTTGTGACGCCAAAAATGACCGGCGTCTACACTATTGCCGAGGTAGTTGACGATAGTAACAAGCATCCTGATAAGACTTTGTTTTGCGTGCTTGCCGTAGATGGAGATAGTGAGTTTAGTAGGTCTCAATGGAAATCCCTGATGGCCGTGGCAAAGATGATACTGACTAATAAGGCATACGCATTTTACAGCCTCCCACTGGTTGCTGCCTTTCTCAATCGGGAGGCTGACCTAGATGGGGAGATGACACAATATGCCTCTTAAGCCTACGCATCGACCGTTTCCGCCATTTAGGGATGAGACCTCACTGTTTTTGCAAACATCAGATGGGAAGTACGAATTCCTTGATGGTGTTGGTGTTGAGCGCGTGCTATGGCAAGGAGGCATTCAAAGGATATTACTGTGTGGAATACTAAGCAAGTTCTTATTAGATTTCCCAGATGACTGCACCCTTGTTCTTCAGCACGCGTTGTGCGGTCCGGCCGATTGTTTTGTAGAGAGCGAAACTATCCTAACGTTCCAATATTGCAAGATGTTAAGGCGCTGGATGCCTCATCCTGTAATGCTAGGCCCAGCTAATAGTATTTTGCTTGTGTATGTGTCTATTGGTTGCGAAGTGGTTCCTAATTGGCCCAATATAGAGCAGTGGCACCAGAAGGTAGATTAGTAGTCTATCGCAAGGGAGTCTATTATGGTAAACAAGGCCAAATACGAGGTTGTTGATATCTCTCGCGGTTCAACCAAGCATGTTTGCGTCTCGCATATTCCTAGAGAGTCCATAGGTAAGGGGACTACTATCAGGCTCTACAAGTACAAGGGCAGCGCAGCCTGCGACGACTGCAAACGGGGAATACCAACGGGTGGTGAGGGCGGCAACATGGGATAGGCTTGATTATGTATATTAACAACAACCCACCATGCTTACTTTGCGGAGCCAAGAAATGCACGCAGTTGCATAATGGGCGCTATTACTGTTATGCTTGCAGTAAAACTTGGGGCGAATTGACCAATGGCAACCCATTGTGTGCTGGGTGCGGGTGTGGGACTTGTCGCGTAGCGGAGGATTCATTTGAGTGCTGCACATGCCGTAAACGGACGCATGTCAAGGCTGATGGGATTGCGGTACTGGCTAAGCCATACAACCCGATGCGTCCCACCCGTAAATATAGTCCGTCAAGCCGTTGGCGTCGTTGCCCTTGTTCCCGTGAGGTAGAATGCCGTGAAAACATGCGTGAGGAAGGTCCAACGTTCTGCGAACTTATAACGGAGCAGGCGTGAAATGGCTGATGTGCTAATAATTGATGGGACAAACTTAGCGCACCGCTGTCGCCACACATTTGATCTATCATTCAGGGGGTTGGATGTGTCTGTTACCTATGGCTTCCTGCGCACCCTTTCCTCTGTTATGCGAGAGCACACCCCAGAAGTTGTAGTAGTATGTTGGGATGGTGGCGCTCCAGCCCATCGTTACGAGCACACCCCAACCTATAAGTTCCACGCGCATGACGAGGATCCTACCTGGCCTGACTTCATAACTCAGATGCAGGAGTTGAACGATGTGCTCCCAATCCTTGGTGTGGTATCCGTTCGGCACCGAGGTTGCGAGGCAGATGACCTGGCATATCAGTCAACTTTGATGCTTGCAGGGCACAAGAGCATCCTTACTACTGATCAGGACTTGTACCAGGCAATTAGCGAGGATGTTGATGTTATATCTCCTACCAAGGAGATGACAATTACCAACGAAGGCTTTGAGAAAATGGTCGGAGTGCCACGAAGCGCATATCTTGTGTACAAGGCTATGGTTGGTGACAGTTCTGATGGAATTCCTGGCATAAAAGGTGTAGGGGAGAAGACTGCTGCTAAGCTCATATATCAGTATGGAGGCAACCGGTCTGATATACTAAGGGCAGCAGAAGTTGATTTGGATATGCCCACCCATCTAAGAGAGAAGATCAAGGGCTACGGTAAGGAAGGCTTCTTCCATGCCATGATGACAATGCGCTTAGATATGGATCTGTGCGGTGCCAGGCATGCATTGCTCAAAGCGTTCAATGCCTGGGAATCCTATGACCATAGCCAGTGCAAGCAGTTCCTTCAGATGTATGCTTTGGTGAGTTTGATGGAGCCGTCATTTTACAATGCGTTCCGACGGCTGAGTGACCCAAAGACTATACTGAGCGACATTAGCAAGTTGCGGCTACCAGTAGTGACGAAATTGCCGAGGTGCTCAGTTGGGTGACTGGATTGATATGGGACCCGATTGCGCTCTGTTCTCCGGCGACTGTTTGGAGGGGTTAGCGGATTTGCCAAAGAATAGTGTGGATGCCATAATAACAGATCCGCCTTATGGATTATCAAAGAATAATACCACTCAAGGCACTTCGCAGCGTGTTTATGACGCTTTGTTCAAGATCGGCTTCCCAGATCTCTATAAGAGGAATGCCGAGCTCCTTAAGAGCCATGACTTTGCGAATATAGCCAGTAGCAGTTCTATATTGTGCAGGAAAGCTAGGACCAGTAGGATAGAATCTCGGATCGGAATGCCAAAAGGTTCCATTGACTTCCAACACAAAATGATCATTGAGGAAGAAATCTGCAACAGCGATGAAACGTCCGGTCTTTGGGCTGCGGATAGGATATTGTCGGATGAAATTTATGCCAATGCAGAGCAATTCTTGGGCGACTTCGTTCTCAAGTTGGGAGATATGCCGTCCTTTGGTGTTGTTGGTGATATACCTGATAGTTGTTTGGCGGAGGTGTTCTATGGTGGCTTTGCTGTGCCTATCTTTGCCAGTTTCGCGTCTGGTTCTCCATGCTTTGATTCCAGAGGCATGATGATCACATTTGGACACCATGACATAAGGCTTGGTAACGATTCTTTTTGTCAGTCCGAGACTGCGTCCTGCATATTGACAGTGCCCGGAACAGTAAATAGTCTTATGCTTCGCTTTGATTCCACTGGGAGGCCTGTAGAATTGCTTGCCACAAACAGGGCAGATCATTTGGCAACCCTTGGAAAGTTTGATGGCCCGAAACTTGTAAGAGCAACCTCTACTACAAGTAGTTTGGCGTCCGTAGCGCAACTTGTTCGGGTTCGCTTTGTAGTTTGTACCACAGATGGGGCACGTTCTCTGTACTGGTTCCATTTATGGCTTCCTTTCAATTCTAAGAATGTTAAAATTATACCTAATGGTGGATTTATGGGCAAATGCTGGGACTCCGCCTTACCAGATCCTCAAATTTGGCGCGAGCTACTACGTGTTGCCAAACCTGGTGCTATGCTTATGGCATTTGGCGGTACACGCACCCACCACCGGCTGCTGTGTGCCATAGAGGATGCTGGGTGGGAGATACGTGATTGCTTAATGTGGTTGTACGGCATGGGATTTCCAAAGTCGTTTGATATCAGTAAGGGAATGGATAAGGAAGCAGGAGCAGAAAGAGAAGTGGTTGGGCGCAAATACGTAGGTAGTGGAAATAAGAGGAAACCAAGCCATGATTATGGGAGATATGATGGGCCTGAAGACCTTGGTGGGCTTAATGTTACTATCCCTTCCACGCCTGACGCGCAACTATGGGAAGGTTATGGCACTGCGCTCAAGCCTGCTTGGGAGCCTATTGTGCTGGCTATGAAGCCACTAGATGGAACCTTTGCGCAGAACGCTATTAAGTGGGGTGTGGCCGGATTGAATATAGATGGAAGTAGAATAGGGACTGATAAGGTAGGTTGGGGTGGGAATGCTGGATTTAAGCATACGCACGAGGCAAGTAAACAAGCAGGATTAGGATTGCCAGATCCTAATCCTGCAATAGGTCGCTTCCCCGCCAACCTCGTGCTGAGCCATACGCCGGAGTGCAGGCAGGTGGGGACGAAGCGGGTGAAGACGCGATGGAATGGTACGGATAACGCGCCGCAATCAGAGGCAGGGGTTGTATTCGGTGGTGGCAAGGGCAACCGTAGCCGTACTGATCCCGACGGCATGGAGACGGTCGAGGCGTGGGAATGTACGCCGGATTGCCCCGTGCGGCTGCTAAATGAGCAGAGCGGGGTGAGCAACGGATGGCGCCCTTCTGACACTTGTGATAGCACGACGACGATATGGGGGAACGCTGGCGGAGCATCCAAGACGCGGCACAAAGACACTGGCGGCGCTTCCCGGTTCTTCTACACGGCGAAGGCATCACGCAGCGAGCGCAACCAAGGGTGCGACGATTTCTATTGGCAACGAGTTGGCTCTACATCTTGCGGCTATGTGCGAATAAGCTATAGAGAATGGGAAAAGTTGCCCGAGAAGGAAAGGGCGCAAGGCAATATACATACTACAGTCAAGCCACTATCTTTGATGGAGTATTTATGCAAATTAGCACGCACACCGTTTGGTGGTGTGGTGCTTGACCCATTTGCCGGCAGTTGCTCTACTGGTTGCGCAGCACTTGATAATGATATGCAATTTATAGGTATGGATAACGTTCCCGACTACATAGACATCTCGCAAGCCAGAATACGATACCATCAATTGAACAGGTGCCCAGTTGGAAAAGCAGCACAGAATTTGGAAGGGCGCTAGTGGGGTATACTCGGCAACATGCAGCAATTGCAATAGGGTGTGGTTTGCCGACTCGCAAGCAGAGTTGGATAATCTGCTGTTCTACATACCTAACAAGAGCATGCCAATAGCGATCTACTTTGTATGCCCAGAGTGCAGGTGTGAGTCATATAGGGTTGTGGGAAGGAGTTAGACATGTTGTTAGACAAGCAGCGCAAGGAATACGAGGATGACCTCAAACTCTACAAAGCGAAAGTGGCAAGTAAGGAATTTGGTAGTATAAGCAAGGAAGCGCAGGAACTGTTATATCATAGGATTCGTGAATTGGAGGCGCTTCTCGCATTGCAGTAAGCCAGTGTGCGTCTAACTAGGTAGGGCGTCCGGCATGCTCCCGGAGGTATGGGTTCGACCCCCATCACTGGCACTCACGTAAATATAGATAGGAGGAAGATAAATGATATGCCCTATGTGCGGTTGCAAAAGGGTTGAGACGAAAGTGGTAGCGGATGTAGGAAAATCGCGCATCAAGCATATATGCACGCGGTGCAAGCACGAGTGGTAGGATCTTATGAACCAATTATTCTTCGGGGATAATTTGGTGGTTATGCGTTATTTGCCTGACGAAAGCATTGACTTGATATACATTGATCCACCCTTCTTCACAGGGCACAAACATACTGCAGCTGCTGGGAGCTTTTCTGATGTTTGGAAGGGTGGGTTGCCGAATTATATTGCTTGGTTGGGTGTAAGAATGCAGGAGATGAGGCGGCTGCTAAAACCTACAGGGTTGGTTTACATACACGTTGACTGGCATGCAAGTCATTATATCAAAATAGAAGCCGATAACATATTTGGGTATGATAATCTTCGGAATGAGATAATATGGCACTATAATAGCGCTCCTAGGAAAAAGAAAGATTTTGGACGCAGGCACGATACCATATTTCGCTACTCAAAAAGTTCTGAGTACTTCTTCGATGATAATCCTGTTCGAGAGCCTTATGCTATTTCTAACTTCCCGAAAGGCAAAGCCCATTATTATGATATAAGAGGCAAGGTTGCTGATGATGTTTGGGATATTCATATGCTTGCACAAGGGGATCGTAGCGAGCGTGTAGGCTACCCAACACAGAAGCCAGTTAAATTGCTAGCCAAGATTATAGCATCATCTTGCCCACTAGATGGGATTGTTGCTGACTTCTGTTGCGGCAGTGGTACTGCTTTGGTAGCAGCCGAGGAATTGGGGCGTGATTGGATAGGTTGTGATGATAGTGAGGAAGCTATAAACATTACAGAAGTTAGGCTTGGGAAAATACCAAACTGCAAACCATATAATGTATTTGATGTGTTAGTTGGCGCATAGTTTATGAATGGAATGGCAAAGGGCAAGCAATTTGAGCGAGCGGTGCAAATACGAGTGGTAGCCTAATTGTAGGTGCTTAATTGACTAAATGGATTGATTTGGGTCCGGATTGCATACTAATATGCGGCGATGCTAGAGAAATGATACAAACATTGCAAGCAGGGGATGTTGATGTAGTAGTAACAGACCCTCCATATGGAATTGATGGTGGTAGTAGCGGAGCTGTATCCAGAGCACGTGCGAAAGGTTCTTATGGCAGTAGTTGTTTTGTAGATACAACAGAATATGTGAAAACAGTAGTAGTACCGTGTATAGAGGCATTGCGAGGTTTATGTAATTGCGTTGTAGTGACCCCCGGTAATAGGAATTTCCACCTGTATCCGCAACCAGATTCGTTTGGGTGCTTTTACCAACCGGCAGCCATAGGGTTGCAGACATTCGGAAACTTGGACGCACAACCTATTTTCTATTATGGTAAGAACGCCATCAAACGAAATATGGGTGTTCCATGCTCATATCAGTTAACAGAGAAGCCAGAGAAGAATGGTCACCCATGCGTGAAGCCAATAAAGATATGGACGCGGCTAGTGTGTAATGTGTCCTTACCTGGTCACATAGTGGTTGATCCGTTTATGGGATCAGGTACAACTGGAGTATCCGCTGTTAGCACCGGACGTAGGTTCATTGGGAGCGAAATAGAGGAGAAATATTTTGACATTGCTGTCAAACGCATAACAGAGGCGCAGGTTGCTATTGGTAAATCACGATGAACGGGATGGCGAAGGGCAAATCCTTTGAGAGAGCGGTGGCCCAGGTACTAGGAGCCTGGTGCGGCATTGAGTTAGGCCGTGTGCCTATGTCTGGTGCCTGGGCCTGCCGCAAGGCAGATATATGGCCTAAGGACCCGCAAATTGACTTTCCATTGGCTGTAGAGTGTAAAAAGTCGGAGGCATGGTGCCTGGATCAGTTGTTTGCCGGTCAGGGTCCATTCTTTGACTGGGTAGAGCAAGCCGAGAGCCAAGGTAAGGAGATGCTAACAAAGACAGGTAGGTTTTATCTGCCTGTCTTGATATTTAGTAGGAACAGACGCCCAATGTACATAGCAGCGCGGGCGGCAGGCGTAAATGTAGTCGGTAGATGTTATATGTGCATAAGTGTCGGCGATATATCCTACATGGTTATGGAGTTGGCAGACTTCATTGCTCTCAATCCTTATGCGCTCTACTTGCAGGTCGCATTACCACTTAATATGTTGAGCATAGGATGATACTTGACAGTGAGCAAGCAGAACAAACATACAAGCGGGCAATAAACGGGGACCTTCATGGCATAGAGGAGTTTCATTCCATATGTAGGCCTCTGATAGAGGTTATTGCTACCTCATTAGACCCATCCAAGTTCGGTGACCTGACACAAGAAGGCCACCTCAAGATTCAGTTGATATTAACCAAAAAGTCTTATTGCAAGCAGCGTGGCAAGATGTACTCCTTCCTTAGCACTGCTCTGCGTAACCACATGCTAGACTCTATGAGAACACCTAGCATAACAAACACTGTCCCATGTGAGGAAATAGAACTCAATGTACCTTTGAATGCTTATACAGACGGTATAAGCGATGGTAATTGGGAGGATGTCACAAGGTATGTGGCACGGCGGTTTCCTTCTCTGGGTAGTTCTATTATGAAGGATGTTTCTACATATGTAGTTGAGGCTATGATAGAGGGGTGTAGTGGGTTATGCAAGGGTGCTGCTAGAACTGTTAGCACTATGTATCCGATAAGCAAGCATGCCTCGCTGATAATATGCCGTGCGTGCCTGTCTGTGTGCAGAATGGAGGCCTTAGGGCATCCATGGCGTGATAATATAGAGGTGGCGCTAGAACTTGCTAGTGTGAAGCATATGGAGATGACCCTGGTGCCAGAGGTAGTTCTTCTCATTGGCTCAGAAAGTGCTGACAAGGTCAAACGAATATTTGATGGATCATTTGTCAAATTCTAAGGGCTTGTAGTATGTGACAACGTAGTTATTCTAAGCCACTGTTATTGGGGTGCGTGCTGTATGGGATTGTTTTGGAAGCAATTGAGTTCGAAGACCCTGCTGTTCCGTGCTAATGGAACAGACCAGGGTACATATTACTTGGACGGCAAGCCATATTGCTTACAGCCTATATGCGAGAAGTGGTTCTCTGGCTATGAGTTCTGTGCGCAGCAAGCGGGCATGGGTACAAGCCACCTTGGAGAAGGGCGCTGCAAGTTCCATACCAAGGCCAGTGCAGAAGATATAGCGACAATGGGGCGCTATGAGGCTGTAGTAGAAGGTGAGTTGCGCGCCCATTACGAGAACTTCGTAACAGACCCAAGGTTGTTAGATATCACGCCAGAGTTATCACTTCAGAGGACACTGCTGGCGCAAGCAATGCGGGCATTCAATGATGACCCAACAGCAGTAGATTCTAAGTACATCCTTGGCCTGATACGCGACGTAGTGGAATCTGTTGCCAAGATAGAGAAGATACAAAGTCAGCAAGTTCTGACAGCAGCCACAGCTAGGTTCATGATAAGCAAGGCAATAGAGGTGGCGCGTGACTTCATCCCAGAGATGCTGATGGCTGACTTCATAGTAAGGTGGCGCAATGAGGTAGAAGCACCAGCACTATTGACAGGACAGGTAATAAACCAATGAAATACACGCAAGAGTTGCTTATACAACTAGATGCTATACAAGAATCCATTAAGCACCTTCCTGGCATGCATGACCAATTTACGCATGATCCTACCAAGGGTAGGCAAGTAGAAGGAGGCACTACAGGAGCGCGTTTCGCTGCACACATACCAGTAGTTGCTCCGGGCGCAGACAATGAAACAAAACGGGCGGCCATGAAGGAATCTGGTTTGATGGATTTGTATGAGAACGATCCGGAAGCTAGGGCATTTTATCAGATGATGGCTCACTACACCCAGGGTTATTACCAAGGCATACGCGGTATTGGGACGCAATTGATGGAAGGAACTTACATTCAAAATGTCGCGAGAGGATTGGCAAACAGGGACAGTGAATTTGTAAATGCACGGTATGTAGCGATGCAAAAGGCTCTTATTGCTGAAACTGGCAGACACTATACTGAATTTGAAATAGCGGGTCTGTTGAGCCGAGACCCAGAAAATAGCACGCAAGAGAAGGCAGTAGCTATAGCTAGGCGCGTGAGGGATGAATTCCCAGTACCAGACAAATACTATAAGAAGGCGGCCAAGGCATCTGAGGGGTATTGGGGTACTGGCAACAATGTATTCGGACCGGACGGGCAGAAAATCAAGAAGACTAAGATGACTACTGCTGAGGTAGCAGGACGCATGGAAACATTGAAGGAAGTTATGGAGGCCTCCATTCCTCAGGATGCACCCATTTATCGAGGAATAATTGAACCTCATGAGGACACTGCAAAGATATTGAAGGAGTTTGCGCCTGGTTCTGAGCACATAATGGGCCCAACCAGTTTTACATCCAGTGCTGAGATGGGTAATCAATTCGCGGATGGCACTATCAAAGGTTCAATGAGCCCACGAGTACCATCAGTCCAAGCAGGTTGGATTATAGAGATTGCCCCTGGAGCACGAGCACTAGACATAAATGCAATATCAACCTTCCCACAGGGTGAGGTTTTGGCTATGGGAAGGTTCAAGGTCAAAAGTGCGATCGCGCCAGTTGAGGCTACAGATGCTCATGGTCACATAGTGCTAGAATATCTAGGAATACCAGAGTTGGAAAAGTTTCCTGTCAAGGAGGCAAAGTGATGGACCTGTTTGATAAATTGGGTGTTGACGTCCCACCTATTGGTGTATCTATAGAAGATCCAGCATTGGTAAAGCAGTTGAAGCGTGAATGGGAAAAAGTGCAAGGATTGCTAGCGAATAAAGCGGCCCAAGCATCTGAGAACATAGGTGCATTAACAAAGGCGCTCAAACAGTTCCCCAAGAGATAGTTACAATGGCAGTAGCAGAGTATACAACCATATCCGACTTGTTCAATTATGCCCTGGCACAGACCAAGGCAGAGTATATCCTTCCTGTGCCTGCCGTCCAATGGATAAGCGACAACTACATAGACCCAATCTCCAAACGTCTCATCAAGTTAGAGGACTATCAACGCAGGATCCTCCGCCACGCGCTACAGATGGATCACAATGGTTACAGCCGATACAACATGGTAGTATGGTCACAGCCAAAGAAGAGTGGCAAGACAGCTATAGCAGGTGCAGTAGGAGCCTGGGTGGCGGTTGAGGTGGAAAGTCCTAATGAGATATCCTGTGTTGCCAACAACCTGGAGCAAGGCACTGGACGTGTATTCGCTGCCATGGTTCCTACGCTTGAGTCGTTAGGCTGGACTGTTCCCACAAGTCCCACTGGCACGATGGCATATGGTTCTAATGGTAGTGTTGCCAAGGCCATTACCACTAACTATAGAGGAGCAGCAGGTGGTAATCAGGGCATCAGCTTGTGGTCTGAGTTGTGGGCTTACTCTGGTGAACGTCTACAACGTCTATGGGAAGAGATGACGCCACCTCCCACCCGGCGCTTCCGCATGCGCTGGGTAGAGACCTACGCAGGCTTCCGTTCTGAGAGCTTGCTGCTATATAACATGTACAAGCGAATCTTTGCCGATGATACGGAGAAGACGCTAAATCCTGGCGTGGTTAAGCTATGGCACGACTTGCCTGTGTATGGGTTGGAGGATGATCGCCTGCTTGTCTTCTGGGATCACACTGCTCGCATGCCCTGGCAGACAATGGAGTATTATCAGAGCCAGGAAGTCCAGTTGCGCACCAATGCCTTCCTACGCCTCCACAAGAACCAATGGGTAGATAGCGACGAGTCCTTTATCACACTGGACATGTGGAACAACAGTTGCCGTAGGGAAGGGCCATTGCCAGTCAAAGCAACCTATGCCATCGATGGCAGCAAGAACGGTGACTGCACTGCCTTAGTAGGATGCGTCAAAGAGGGAGAGGTAGTCCATACCACAGATGTAAGGATATGGGAGCCACGCGGTCAAGAAGTAGACCAGAATGATGTCATGCGTGTCATTCTTGAGTTGCACAAGGCTGGCTTGTTGCAGCCACCCTTGTACTATGACCCATACCAATTAGTAAAGATGGCACAGGACTTGCGACTCAAAGGAGTAAAGTGCGAGGAATTCAGCCAGGGAGCGGAGCGTGTCAAGGCAGACACCTTCCTGTATAAGATGTACAAGACTGGTGCCATCGTCAATTGGGCCCATCCACAGTTGCGCCAGCACGTCCTGGCAGCATCTGCCATCAAGGTAGGTCGGGATGACGAGGAATACCGTATCATCAAGCCTATAGTAGCAGAGGACGAGGAACATAGGAAAGTTGACGCCGTAGTGGCGCAGTCCATGGCAGCATACAAGGCATATACGCGCAAGGACACTAGTGGTGGCTGGGCTTTGAGTGGAATGTAAGATGGAGCTAGACTTGCCCTATAGTATCAACGCTGCGCGTATGAAATCTTTGATTATAGGTGAGTTACACCTTATATGCGTAAACTATTACCTTTGCATTAGCTAGGGCTGTTGGCGGACCAAATCTCATAGGAATTGATAGGTCCTATAAGAAGTGTGCATTGTAGGCTTGATTATGAATGAGACAACACGGCGCAAGATAAGCGAAGCTCTCAAAGAAAGAGGGCGTTTAAGTAGGAACCTTAATAGACTTTTGACTGAGGTATTAGAACAGCAAAGCGATGCGTCAGAAGAACTATTACGTGACTATGAAGATTCTCATATTGAATGGTTGTGATTTACAGAAAAGGAGCGCGCAGCGGAGACTAGACTAAGTAAAGAACGCAAGCAAGCCAACTGTTGCAAGGCTGGCATTAAAAGATGCCAATGGTGGTATAAGAAGAACGTAAAAGAGTTAGAGAGTCTGAAGAAACGACAAGAAAAGTTGATAGAAGCGCAGAATGGGCTAGAAAATAAAATAAGGGAGTGCAAGGCTGAGGCTGCTATATGGGAGCAAAAGGAAGCTGCACGGAAACAAGCCAAGCGTAATAGAGGTCGTGGTAGCGTAGTATGAGAGTGAAATTAGAGGATACGCACGACAGTAATTGGATACCAGTTAGTTCTGACTTGATGGAGCGACTGGAAAAGAAAGGCATGTCTTCAGAAGAATTACATGCTGCTGCCATAGTTCATGGCACGTTAGTAATGGTAGCACTTAAGAAGGCAGGTACGTATAAACAGGTCGTACGTCTTATACAGCAGGCTATGTCTAAGGGTATAACGATTGAGATGGACGATGACTGACCATAATTGTAAATACCTCAAGCGAGCGGGCGCGTCAAGAACTGCGGACATCAATCACATAATGATAAGACAGGATCTCCTAGGCAAATATGGAGAAGCGGCGGCTTATGTGTTTGGGGTGGCACTCGCTCTAAGCAACTGGCACCACACTAGGCAAAACAAGAGATGCTATCTGGCGCATTTCTCTTATAAAGATATGATGCGTCTCAGTAGATATAGTCGCAAGGTTGTATATTCAGCATTAGGCGTATTAGTAGATACACCATTGTTGACGCGTTGTGGTGGTAGTCGTGGGCATGAAATGTCGTATGAGGTGGATCGAGAAGACAATAATGGAGCCACTCATAATAATATCAAAGTAGATCTTCGTTTCCTAGACGATATGCCATGGAAGCATGCACGTCATCACTATCTTATAGTAGCAACTAAGGAAGCAAAAGCAGAAAATCACAACACTACGTCGGACAAAGAACGCAAGTTTACTTCTGTATCTAGTGAGGAACGCAAGTTTACTTCTAGTGGGCGCAAGTTTACTTCGAATAGCAACGCAAGTTTACTTCGAACAATGAACGCAAGTTTACTTCGACGCACCCAAAAGCCTAGTCAAATATAGGCATTTTATAGGAGGAATTTGAACTAAATGACAACTAGCAAGCCATCAAATTTTCCCCTAAAGCTATATAGCATATAGAGAACGTTCTATGTTCTAGCTATTTCGATAAATCGAGTGCAGCCAAGAGCAGGCTGCGCCAGAAGTGCGTAGCATTTAGACTGAAGAGACAGATACTGAGATCCAGGAGAGAGACCGATGGGCGCACAAGAGACGCTTGCCAAGTTAGATAGCATACAGGAACCCCTCAAACACCTACCAGGTCAACACGCTCAACAATCCCATGATCCTACCAAGGATATGAGTGCGGCGGAAACCAAGCGCATTATACAAGATATACCAGATGACATGCGTAGTATATACAATTCAAACTATGAAAGGATCAATTCAACTACAGGCACATGGAACTTGCCCAAAGACAAGAAAGTTGAATTAGCCATTCATGATACGATAGATGATATATTGCAGGGTAGTAGAGATCTTGATGAGGCAACAGAGAGCATTCAAGACATGCAAGAAGACGATACTAGGTATACAGGTGTGGGGTATTCATATAGCAAGGCCGTTGCATTGTACGCCATCAAAGTCGCTAAGCAAAATGCGGCATTTGACCCATATGCAGTAGCAGTATGAAGGTCGAGTATAGGCAAACTTATGCATCCCATACAATCTCCTATCCTCCAACAGCACTATAATTCAGTTGCATAGTAGGAAGCACCAAACAGTCCATTAGGCCCAGGCTAGTTTAGTAGAACAGGAGGGTATGACCAATGGCACAAGACACCAGCCAAGCAGTACCTGCTACCAACTGGACCTACCGATGGCTCGGAGGCAAATGGCGCTGTGGTAGATGCAACAAGCCAGTGCACCATAGTGATACCACTGACGTGAATGACGTGTGCAAGTGCGATATGTCATCACTGCCCATACAGCAACCAGGCTACACCCAGGGTTGGGTATGCCCGGTGTGCCATAACGTGTATGTGTACTGGGTGGCACAGTGCTGGGAGTGCAAGGAGCGCACGGCCAGGGAGCGGGTGGCAAGCACAGATAAGCCAACGCAGGTACATGCAGATTGGGATGAGACTCGGTTGCTGCGCGAGGAGAACACTGGGCTGCGCGAGAGCAAGGTAGTTATGGAGAAGATGATATATAGAATGGAGCTACTGGTAAAGCAAGCTATACAGATCATAGGCTGCGACTTTCCAGCAGACGTGATTAGCTTAGAGGCGCATAGTCATCGGATGTGGCTCTTGAATGCTAGAGCAGCAGTGGATACAGAGGAAGATACAGAAGATGTGGTGGGCCATGATCATCCCTGGCCTCCTAATGAGATACCCGCTAGCAATGTCTGGCCTACAGTGATTAGCACTCCAGGGAGGATATAGTATGACCAAGATGATAGGCCATGCGGAAGTAGTGGAACAGAAAGTGTTCAACATCCGGCAACGTACTGGGGACGGCCACATAGTAGAGTATGCGGTGGCGGCTAATGACCTACAGCAAGCCTTGGCCGACCTGAAAGTGCACCATGCATATGAGGATGCTAGCATAGAGGGCGTGTCACAGATGATGGAGTTTGATGCTGTGCTAGTGCGGCGGTGGGTCAAGGTAGCGCAAGCACCTATACCAGTAGTAGGTGAATGTTATGCTCCTACAGCAGATATCAAGCTGCCAGATGCAGCGCCATCACCCATAACCAGCCGCCGATGGTTCCCAAGCCAGGAGAGTGGTGGATGGGTGGTAAGGGACAGCAATACCTCATATGTAGTAGCTGACATGGACGTGGGTGCCACAGATGAGGTTACCAGGAGCCAGGCCTATCTGGTGGCAATGGCACCACGCCTGGCGGAAGTAGCGCTCAAGGCGGTGAGGTTCCTGAGCCATAAGGAAGCACAGACGCGCCATCAGGCAAGGACGCTGGCTAGGGAGATATTCCAGGTGCTGGCCGATGCGGGCATAGTATCCCAAGAAGACATGAAGGAACTTGACATGCCAGCAGCGCACTCGACGCCCAGGCCGGAGCCGCCTGAGCCGCAGCCGGTTGTTGCAGGCAGTGGCACGTGGCAACCAGGAGACCCATACTGATGGCTGGTGCCCTGAGTGCGGTGGCGCTAGTTTATTATTAGTAGGCGAGAAGCGCATGATAGAGAAGCAGATGAAGTGCCAGGATCGTTGGCGCAAGAGTGTGCTGTACGCTATGGCGAAGGAAAGCGACAAGCCAAAGGAGGCCAAGAGATGACTACAGCGGTACGGTGGATGTTGGGACTGGTGCTGGTATTGCTATTGTTTCTGATGCTAAGTGCTGCCTTCTGGGTGGTAGGACAGGTGGCGCAATGAAACACTGGCCTGGGAACGTTCTTACTTGGCTCAAACCTACACGATCAACACGGCGCAATGCCGGGGCAGTTCAGATGGCCTTGGATAAGACTCCATTGGATGCGGTAATAACAGCGGTGACGATTGACTACTACTCACCATCCAATGGTGGGCAAGAGATGCCACAAGCGGA